TCTGTAGGTGGTGGACATGTTTGTATGTATGCCTGTTGTAACCCTTCGGGTATGAGATGGATGTGTGGGTTGGCTAAGGCCAGACATCCCGTTAATACCTTAAGACAAGGTATGTCACTAAGCTAATAGGTAGCTTATACGAACAGAGGATCCCGCTAACGATGTACCGCCGAGTTCTCTTGCGGAATTAGAAATGAGAACCGTGTGCCTCCTACGTATCTGGAGGCAACCTCCTTTCTTAAACCAATAGCCGGGGTAATCCCGGCATGGAGTTTGTCATGAACATTTACACCGTTATCTCCAGCATGTTCTACATGCTGGCTGCTGTACTTTTGTATGTCACCTTCAGCAATGTCCAAGCCACTGGTGCTCCCGCAGCACTGGTATTGGCTTGCTTGGCTGCAGTAGGTGGCAGCTACTTTTCTGTATGCTCAATGGAGACACATCATGAAGCTTAACATCGCTACAATCTGCTTCATGGCTGCATTAGCCATTGCTACAAGCTGTGCGCTGTTCATTACAACGGTAGCAGTGGAGCACCAAGCTCCACATGCCTTCATCATTGTGATGTCAGCCTTTACTGGCTTGGCTGCCTTCATGACACTGGCTCTTCCTATTGCATTTCACCGTGCACACAGTAAGTAACCCTAAACCCCAATACCTTCAAGGTGTTGGGGTTTGTTTTGTTCATGTTTGGTGGTCTTTCCGGTGTGGCCTTTCAGGCATGAGGTGGAATGTCTGGGCAATTTCGCCCCTTAAGGAGGACACCATCATGTTCGATCGTCAAAGCAACAAAGGCAACAACTCCGGTAACGGTGACTGGAAGGCTGATGCTTTCCTGAATCTGTTTCTCCCGCGCAAGGACGGTTCGCGGATGAAGCTCGGCTTCTGCGCTCTTAAGCTGTCTCAAGCTGATCAAGCCCAGTTGATCAACTGGATCAAGGAAGACCCTGAAGCGCACATCGAAATCCTGAAACAGAAGTTGGTGATCGAGTTCAAAGAGGTGGCCGAAGCCTCTTCCGGCCTCGACCTGTAACCTGTACCTCCTACCCTTCGGGGTGGGAGGTTTTTTTTATATCCTCTGCACCATCACCTGCAAAAGCACTACACAAGCAAAAGCAAAAGCAAAAGCAAAAGCAAAAGCAAAAGCAAAATCTACAGCGAACTGCAGTGAGACAGTCTACAAGGCTCCAGGAGTCGATTCTAGCCACGATCTATGTGAAGATGCCCTTCCGGGCATTCCTCACGATTGCGTGTCTTGTTCGGGCTTATAGAGCGTGTTTGGTGGTCTGTCCTCTCTGCCCTTTCAGGGGTGAGGTGGGTGTTTGGTTTAAGTTTATGGAGGTGTGTTATGGACGGTAAGGTATTGAACAAGCATGTACATGGTATCCCCAATGGAGCCGTGTACATAGGCCGTGGAAGTATGTGGGGTAATCCATTTACCTCCATACAGGACAGGAACACGAAGGCTACTACAGTAGTAGCTACACGAGAGGAGTCCATTGAGCAGTATCGTCAATGGCTTAAGAGACAGATTCGTAGTGGATGCATCAGTAAGCAAGAGCTTGCTGAATTGTATGGCAAAGATTTGGTGTGCTTCTGTGCACCTAAACCCTGTCATGGGGATATCCTGATTAAGGCAGCCGCTTGGGCTGCAGGAGAAAGCGATGAGCAACGTAAGTGATGTGGAGTGGAAGATCATCTATCGTGCTTGGATGCGTGAAGCACAGGATGCATTGAATGGAAATACAGACTCCATGGAAATGGGGTTCTGTATCTCATGTGCATTGAACATCTGGATGAAACTGGAGTGTGTATGAAACCCTTCAAGTTGATTGTGGCTGGTGGCAGGGACTTCTCTAATACAGAGTTGTTCCTTCAAACCATGCAGCAAGTAGAGCAAGACCTGTCTGAATACTCAGTGTCCTTGGTCAGTGGTATGGCTAAGGGTGCTGACATGATGGCTTGGCAATTTGCCAGACACGAAGGTATCACCTGTCATCACTTTCCTGCGAACTGGAACAAGTATGGCAAGAGTGCTGGCTTCAGAAGGAATCAGGAGATGGCTGATTTCAGTGATGGTTTGGTAGCCTTCTGGGATGGTAAATCCCACGGTACCAAGCACATGATTGACACGATGGCCAAGCAGAACAAGTGGATCATGGTAGTGAGGTACTGATATGTTGAAGTTTACATTTGCCCGTAAGGGTGGCTACGAATGTAGCAGTAAAGGTGACAAAAGGTTCTCTGCATTCTGTGCTTATATGCCAGATGGGAGAACCATTGAGCAGCATTACCAGTGTGATGTTAAAGGGTATGCACCCGGAGGAACGAACTGGAGACTGGGTAAAGGCAAACCACCTTTGGATAAGACCAAAGATATGTGGGGTGAGTACTTGGCACTCTGGGAAACATGGGCAATTGCTCACCCGGATTTGATGGATATCCTTGGAGAGAATGCCATCAAACATGGCGGTGTTCTCAGTGATATGTTTGCAAGTACTGAAGTAAATCAAGCCAGAGCATTGGCTGAAATACTCAACAAGTACTGGATATGGTAGTGGGGTACTGACATGTTGTACAGCAACGCGACAATGTACAAGATACACATGGGAGCAGCAGGATATTACCTTAGGGAAGGTAATACACAGCAACTTAACTGGGCATTGGAAGATGCCCTCTACTTTTGGATGAATGCACAATGAAATACATCGACCGTTTTACTACTGGTTTGTCAGTGGCTGCAGGATATCTCTGGCAAGGCAGTAAGTGTCTTGGCAAGATCATCAGCATTGACAGTGAGTTCTACACCATCATTCCGGGGTAAGTGAATGAATAAGATCATGATTCAGCAAGGGATTGAGGAGAAGTTCTCCCAATCCCATGTGGATTTACTCTTGAAGGAGTTCCTCGTGAACTCCTCAGAGTTTGAATCCAAGGTACAACAAGGGGTACGGCTGCTGGAGAAACACAGACAGCAGAAGTTCTTTCCATCTAAGCAGGAGCGTTGGGATCAGTTATTCCAATTGGATTTGGAGATGCTGGTATTCGGTATCTTCAAGGCTACGATGTACTGTTATCGTCCTGTGTTATTCACTGCTGCTGTAGCCATGACAGTGAACAGACTAGGATGGGATGATAAGCCAGCAGCTATTCAAACCATGGCAGAAATACTGGCTGTGTTATGCAATACGGATGTGTTTGATATCTACAAGGAAGGTAAGTTTGAGTCCCTGATGTTGGTCAGTAATGCCAAGTTAGGGAAGATCAAGGACAGTATGGAGATGATCCAGTACATGCCTCCGATGGTAGTGGAACCGTTGCCAGTCAACAGTAACAGGGATACTGGGTACCTTACGCTGCAAGACTCTCTGGTGTTGGGAGGTAAGCATAATCACCATGAAGGTGATCTATGTCTTGATGTCTTGGACATCATGAATAGCGTGTGTCTGAAGATAGATACGCAGTTCATTAACAGCTTCATTGAAGTGCCTAAGAAGGCTCTTGAAACCAAGGAAGCAGAGGAGAACTGGAACGTCTTCAAGAAGAAGTCAGATGAGATGTATCGTCTGGTTTTGAGGACAGGTAACAGGGTATGGCTCACCCATCGGGTAGACACCAGAGGACGTATATATGCACAGGGATACCATTTAAATACGCAGGGAGCGAGCTTCAAAAAGGCACTACTGGAGTTAGCTCGTGAAGAGCTAGTTACCGGAATCTAAACCAAGGAGAACACCATGAACACTTTTCATGTAAGTCCCTGCAGTTATCTGGCAACAGAAGCTGCACCAGAAGTCCGTAAGATTCTGGAAGAGAAAGGCAATGTCCTTGTAGCAATACAAGGTGCAACAGCCTTTGCATACACCGAAGAAGATGGACAGGAAGTCTATCAAGATCAGTTGTATTCAGTATGTGAAGCACCTGCTGACTGCACAGAAAACGGTGGTCAGACGGAGTACATGTGGCAGTACGTATCGGCCAAGGAATGGCTCGATGCAATGTAATTACAAGGGAGCTTAGGCTCCCTTTCTCTTGGGGAATCTTATGATGGAATTTACTGGGTTTGAGTACCTGTTGATTGACTGTGCAAACCAATATGGCTTGGACAAGAAACTCTTTGGTGAACGTATTCAGTGGGCCAGAGACAATCTGGATGTGTTGGAATCACATGTAAACGACGCTGACACTCCAGCCTTGTATCTGAAGGCTTGCCAAGCCATCAGGAAGGCTCAGCAAGGCATCCCAACAGGACACCTGGTAGGGTTTGACGCCGTATGCTCGGGAATCCAGCTAATGAGCGTTCTGACAGGCTGTCATGTGGGTGCTGCAGCTACTGGCTTGGTGCATCCTAACGTTAGGTCAGATGCTTACACTGCCTGTACCAACACCATGAGAACAGTATTAGGAGATGGTTTTGATATCAGCAGGGATGATGCTAAGTCTGCTTTGATGAAGAGCTTCTATGGTTCAACCAAGGTACCTAAAATACTGTTTGGAGAAGACACTCCTGAACTGGATGCCTTCTACAAGGCTGCTGAAGCCACTGCTCCCGGTGCATGGATACTGCTTCAGGAGTTATTGGGAAGCTGGCAACCATGGGCTACCAAGCATGAATGGCAGATGCCTGATGGTTTCAATGTGGTCTGCAAGGTCATGGAAACCACAGAGATTCGTGTAGAAGTAGATGAACTTGACCATGCTAGTTTCACCTATGCATGGGAAGAGAACAAAGGCTCCAAGACTGGTTTGAGTTTGGCCGCAAATTCGATTCATTCGGTAGACTCGTATGTGGCTAGGACACTACATCGTCGATTGAACTATGACGAGAAGGTACTTAAATACGCTTCATGGATTCTGGAAACAGAAGTACTGAAGCGTGCCTTTGCAGAATATCAGGAGGATGTTGAAGATGCTGCTTTGCAGTATTACATCGACCTCTATGAAGCCAACCAGATGGCGGATGTAGTTATACTTCCGTATCTGACTCCAGAGAATGTAGGGAACCTTTCCTACAACCATCTCACACATCTGAATAAGATCGTGGGAATGATGGAGAAGTACAAACCATTTGAGTTGATTAGCATACACGACGACTTCAAATGCTTGGCGAACAATGTCAATCACCTCCGATTCATGTACAAGGAAGTGCTTGCTGAACTAGCTGAATCAGAAGTTCTCAGTAACATCATGAGAACTATTAACCATTGCGAAGGGAAGTATCAGAAGTTGTCGAATAACCTTGGAGAAGTCATCCGAGGGAGTAACTACGCACTCACTTGAGGCGCACATCCGTGCGCTTTTATGAGTACCCGAGAGCGATTTCCTTAGGGGAATCCTCTCATTTTTTCTTCAGTCATAGAAGTTCTCAAAAACAGCATACCGATATACTCAGCATACCTGTTTTTGACTTTTTGACTATATACAACCGATACCCCAACAGGAAAACCAGCATGAGACAGTCCAGCATTTCGCCTGAACACCAACAAGATGTAATCACTGCATTTGTATTGGGAGAAACCCAAACAGATATTGCTAAAGACTTCGGTACATCACGTAGAACTATCTATAGGGTACTACTGGCACATGGTTATATCGTACCTAAGCCTAAGGAGTACCAATGAACTTGATCCATCGACAGCCGCCCATTCGGGCGGTTCCTATGAATATCTTTCCCACATTAACCACATTGGAAGAAGTAATAGCATTAGCTAAAAGTCAATTACCTATTATGGATGAACAGAAGCTCATGACAGTCTTGATGACATACCATAATACATTGCTTGCTTATGTAAGAAACTCTTAAGGTGTTAGATAGTTGCTATTCATAAGAGTAGCAACACTTCTAGCATTTAAACCAACAGGAACAAGATCATGAAGCACACTGAAGTAAAGTTTGAAGATGTTAAAGTAGGAGATACCCTGTACATCGAAAGCAAACATCCAACCTACACTCAATGTAATGGAAGAACTTGTGTAGTAAAAGGTATTTGGTTTAACGCCCCTGAAAGGGCTATTTGTGTTGATTTTGGTAAAGGATTCGTAGGGCATAATGCTCGTGGCTACGTAGATGAATGCACTGGGTATAACTTGTGGAATTATGAGAATACGTGCATGACTTTGTTCAAGGTAGAAGAAGAAAAAGAAGAAGTACCTGAAACCAAGTATACCTACTCAGGTAAGGTACTTAAACATCTGAAGGTAGGTGATATCTTCTTCTTGGATAAGTTCCCAGCTAACTCAAGCTTAGAAGGTAAGTTCTATGAAGTAGTCTATAAGGATATTGGAAATTACTATGGTTTTGATTTTAAAGAGGTGTGTGATAGGTCTGTACCTATACACATAGCTTCCCATAGGGAATCTGTACTTAGTAGAGAGATGGTAATCACACTTACCCGTACTCTAGGTAAAACCAAACAAGACAAGATTGCCAAGCTGGAAGCTAAGCTTGAGCGTATCACTAACAAACTGAAGGCTCTGAAAGAGTCTGGGGAATAACCATGTCACACGAAGCAATCAATGCCATCAAGAAGATCATGACTATCTTCCAAGCCAGTGAAGGCGTATCCCTATCAAATAGGGATACTTCCTGATTGGTGGTTAATCCAATGTAACAAGATACACCTAAAATTCTATGAATACCTTTACGCAGAGAAACCATTCACATGAAAACACTTAATGATCAGGTATTTGAATTAGTACCTGTTTGTTACATCAAAGCATTTCACTTGATTGAAGGAGATTCAAAATGACTATCAAAGTCACAGAACTTATGTTTACCCCTCATCCCAATGAGTATTTTGGAGGTAAACGAGTAGAACATACATTCCCTAACGGTTACACAGCCAGCGTACTCACCGGGGGCCACAGTTATTCAAACGATGATGAGCCTTATGAAATTGCCGTGATGCAAGACGGTGAACTAGATTACACCACACCAATCACTGATAATGTTCTTGGTTATCTGACCGAGGAAGCTGCTAATGAGATATTGGCAGCAATTGAAGCACTACCATCTATAGGGGACGCTAAATGAGCCAATCTACTATGGCTGTAAAGCCTAGTGTAGCAAGACAGATGATCGTTGCAGCTATGCAGTGTGCATTGGTTCCATTTCTTATGGGATCACCGGGGATTGGTAAATCTGAAATCTTCATGGATATTGCCCATGAAGGTAAACTTGAATTCATTGATCTTCGGGTTAGCGGTGCTGACCCCACTGACTTCAATGGTTTCCCTACTGGTAATACCAAGAAAGCTTCATACATTCCTTTTGATACCATCCCGGTAGTAGGGGATGTAATTCCTGAAGGTAAAGTAGGTTGGCTTTTGTTATTGGATGAGTACAACTCAGGCAGTCCAGCAGTACATGCAGCTACTTACAAGCTGCTACTGGACAGAATGGTAGGTAAACATCATGTACATCCTAAGGTATGGATTTGCTGTGCAGGTAACAAGGAAACTGACAATGCTATTGTCAATCCTCTGAGTACAGCACTGCAGAGCCGTATGATTCACATTGAAATGGAGCCTGATCTTCAGGACTTCCTGACATGGTGGAGCACTAAGGGACTCACACATACCATCCCTGCATTCCTGAACTTCAGTAACAAGAACTTCCATACCTTTAAGCCAGATCACACTGACTTTACTTATGCGTGTAGCCGTACTTGGTACTTCGCAGGTAAGTTCATTGATAAGCTTGGTTTGGATAATCCTTTGATTCGTCCGTTGTTGAATGGGACTATCTCACAAGGTGTAACAAGTGAGTACTTACAGTTCTGTCGTATCTATAAGGACTTGCCTACAATCGCTGCCTTGGAAGCCAATCCTGAAACCATTGATGTGCCTACATCACCTAGTACCTTGTTTGCTATTGTTGGCTTCATTGGAAGCCATGTGACACCGAAGAACATTGATCAGGTGAGCAAGTATATCAATCGTTTGCCTATGGAATTTCAGGTAGTGTGCTATCGGGATATCAATCGAAGGAACCCTGATACTACACGTTCTGCAGCCTTCCAGAAGTGGGCATTGGCCAACCACAGGGAACTGTTTTAAACCGTCTAGGAGGCCCATAGAGCCTCCTTTACTCAAGGGGAATACCTATGCGTAGTCGTCGTAAGAAGGGAGGTCAAGTGACTGCCCTGATGTACATCTACAGGGAACAAGATGATGAGGAGTTCAAGATTGAAGTGGAGGTGTCTGGATACTATACCCCTGAACAGCAAGCCACTGAAGTTGATCCACCTATCTCTGCAGATGTGGATTTTGAATCTGCAGTCATGACTCATTCAGGTAAGACTATTGTGCTTACTGAAGATGAGATTATCAAAGCCACTGAAAAACTGATTGAGGAAGTAAGCGATGAGGAAGAGTAAACCTGCAGCCATGTGTATGGCTACCCAAGACATCCATGTGCTGTTGACCCATTCAGTACCGGGGTATCTCCCAGGATTTGATGGCTTACAACGCATCAACACCAATATCTTTGGTCAGTGTCTGGATGCACAGAAAGACTTGATTGCCTACATTCCACGAGTGGATTGTGAGAGTGATCCTTCATACCGTCAGTTTATTCTGTATGGTGTTATCCGTAGCTTTGATGGCAAGGTACTTGTGTACAACCGTCAAGCCAAGGGAAGTACTTCTGGAGATAACCGTCTTGAAGGTGCTGCTTCTATTGGTTTCGGTGGGCATATTGAGTTGTGTGATAATACAGAGTTTCCATCACGTACCTTGAGTAATTCTTTTAAGCGTGAACTGGAAGAAGAACTGTATCACATGAATGTCTTTGAAGACTGTCACTACAATAAGTACACCGTAGGTATTATTCACTCTAAAGCCAGTGAAGTAGATGCAGTACATCTCGGTGTAGTGGTGTTTGTTGATTTACTTGCAGATTCCCGTGAGGTACCTATTACAGAGATTACTTCCAAACTTGGCTTACATAGCAAGGAACCAGAGCAAGTACGTAATCTTCGTTGGCTTACACTTGATGAAGTCAAACAAGAAGCTGGTATGGAAAGCTGGAGTAAGTTCATCATTGATTCTGGTACGTTAGAGCAGTGATTACAGGGGGACATCCGTCCCCTTTTATGAAACCAATAAGAGAATTAAGCCATGGAATTTAATTATGATGTTGCTGCTGAAGCAATGATAGCTTATGGCAGGAAGATGCAAGCAGCATTGGAAGAAAAGGATATGGATCAATACAAGAAAGCAGTGTTAAGTGCTTTAAGGTGTTGCCATACCACTCTTGTTGTTCTTGATGATAACAGTAATAACGAGTAAACAGTCATGGATACATTAGCTTCATTGAATGCTGAATTAAGTGATTGGCGTACAGCGTATAACCAAGTAAAAGAGCAGTATGAAGGTTTACTTGGAGTACACCGTACAATCAAAGACAAACTACGTGCAGAGCAAACTGCATGTGCTGAAGCACAGAATAATGATCGTATTGCTATGGCTTGGATTGCAGATATCAAAGCAGCAGTAGGATGTGAACACATGGATATGCCACAACTTGTGGAATACCTTAAAACCATTAAACCAGAGGTTAAGACATGAATGATGCAGACTTTCTATGTTGGATTCATGAACGTCTTATCAATGTGCATGGGGAAGACCCTCTGTTTGATTACATGCATAGATTACGAGATATCATTGCAAATACACCACAAGAACAACGTAGTGTAGGTAAGGTAGCTTCTAACAACCTTACAGAGCTACGTATGTACTTAATTGGAGAAACCAAATGAACATAATAACTATGCCTTTCCGTGTGATTACAGCACTTGTACTGATTATTATTATCTTCAGTATTAGTAATTACCTTGAGTCAGATACAGTGGAGCATTTGACATGAGCAAAGAACCTTACAGCACCGAAGCCATCCTGCACCGGAACATTGCCGACATGGGAGTGGCGCTGCGGACACAGACGGAACGGGCTGAATCTGCCGAGGCGGAACTGGAGAAGCTGCGGGATCAGAAACCTGTTTTTGTTGCACATCTGACCCAGCATGGGGTTGCTGCCGAAATCATCCGCAACGCCCGCCGCTATCTGGCGTTGCGTAAAGTTGGGGTGCAGGTTCCGGGCTACGAACTCGTAAAATTCGACTGGAGTTTAGATGCAGCCGCCGACCGGCTGCTGGAGGGTGGGGAATGACCGACAACTGCGAGTGCGGAAGCCAGACCCTATTCACGCGCACGGGCCGCATCCTGTGTGCTCACACAGCACACAAGGCTCAAGCGCTGGGCATCATGCCCGCCGACTGGTTGCCGTTGTCGATGGAGCGGCCACACCCACCTACACGGCGCTGCCTGTGTCCGGATTGCTGGCCGTATTTTTACGAAATTGAATGGAGGCCGACATGACCTACACCGCCACCCCGACCAGATGCGAAATCTACGATGACGACGACCCCAAGGAGCTGGCCGCGAAGATCGAAATGATGGATGAGGTTGCGTCAACAATTGAAATCCGGACGTGCGTCAATCCGGATAACTGGCCAGACCTCGCCGAAACAATCATGCAGGCGCTGATGAAGATGCACCCGAGTAAACCATGACCCCCGAACAACGAATCGACGCCAACCTGGACGCTGTTCTAATAGCGGCAGGGTCAGGTCTGCGCTACTACACAGTCCCGTCCAGCATCAAAAACATGCGCGAGGCCATGCGCCGCATCATGTCGGATTCGTACATCAAAGGCTCACAAGACAATTTTGACGCCTTGGTGGAGTCGGGGAGGTTGAAGAAATGACCGTCCGCCAACGCATCAAGCGCCGCCCGGTGCGTGTGTTCTCCCCATTTAAACGCGCCGTATGTGACCAGCCGGACAGGTTCAACATGATTCAGTTTAATCCCATGCGTCTTTATTTCTGGAGCGCCAGCAAATGACAGTAAAGCAACGCGCAAAACGCCGCCCTGTGCGGGTTATGGCCAGCCAGTACAGCCACATTACCGGCTGCACGTATTTCCTGTCACCCGGCGGTTTCGGGGCGATTACCTGTTTTGACTATTACGCTGTTGAGGCATGGAGCAAACCGAAATGAGCAAAATAACCCACACCGAAGCTCCGATGATAACATCAACCGGCTTCATCCCCGACGAAACAACAGGCATCAACGATGAGTACTACCGCCAGATGCGGGAGCGGAAACAGGCCAAGCGAGAGCAGTCCATCGACCTGCTGATGCTGCTGTCTGCCCTTGAGTCGTGGTCATTCGCTGCCGAACACAGGCTGCCGGAAATGCTGGCGACTAGATTGGATGCTGCTGTTGAGGCTCTACGAGCTGAAATTCTAAGCGGAGGTGATGCATGATTATTCTGGCAGTTTATCTATTTGGCATTGCAGTAATGGCGTTTATTGGCGGTTACGCGCTTGGCCAGCAATCGAAACGAAACGCACCAGCCGACATATTCTACTCGATGATTCTGGCAATTCTCTGGCCAGTCACCTGCTTTGTTATGTCCGGCTGGGCATGTGAGGAAAGAAATAGAGAATAAACCATGAATACTGAAGACATCAAACTACTTCCGTGTCCTTTCTGTGGATGCACTATGAAGGTGGAAGTAACATCTTACAAAGAATACTTACTCACAGGCCCACATATATTGGAGTGTCTGTTTGATGAAGGTTCTGAAGCATTAACTGTACAAGGATTCCAAGAGCATCTTGATTGGTTAGTAGATTCTTGGAATACACGTCTTAACATTGGAGAAACAAACCATGGCACAGATTAGACTTACAAAGACTATGCGGGAAGATATCTTGAAAAAGATTATGAATGACCTTCCTCAAATAGATTACAACGAACAGCTTCATGATGTGATTCGTAAAGAAGTAAAGAGCAAGATACCTCTTGAAATTATTAAGATGGTAGGAACACCATTAGAAGTTCACTTAAGTAGCTTCTCCCGTTCTTACTATTTTAGAAAAGCTGGACGCAGTTTCTCAGTATGTGTTACTGGTGCAAACAGGGACGATCTCCCACTATCTCAAGATACCATTGATGAGGTAGAGGGATTATACACATTAAACAGAAAACAGAAGGATGCCTATAACACACTGTATGATCAGGTAGAGACAACACTTGCTGCCTACACTACAGTAGCCAAGTTACGTGAAGCTTGTCCTCAGTTTGACAAGTATCTTCCTAATGAAGCTGCTATCAATCATCCAATAACAGTCACTACATCCCCTATTCCTGCACTACAAGCTGCAGGTTGGCCTAAAGGTAAACCATGACACCCACAGAGATTGAAGCTACATGGCCACCCCAAGTCATTGAGGCAATCCATTGGATTAAGACTCATTGCAGGCATTGGGCTATCTTGGGTAGCCATGACTGGCAAACCCTTGATGAACTCACTGACAAGGAGACAGCGCAAGCTATAGAACATCTATTTGTACTATTAATCATGGGACTTGTTGGTGTAGCATCTACAGTCCCAAAGAAGAAACCGGGGAGATGTGGAATACCTAACTTCTACATCAAACCATTAGTTTCATATCAAAAACACACTCAACAACCACAGGAACATCCTAATGGAAAACCAACACCGTAAGATTTCTGGCTACCGTGAGTTAAGCCAAGAAGAAATCAATGCCATGGACAGTATCAAGGAACTTGCAGGTGCTGTAGGTATCTTGATTGAAGAGATGCAAGCAAACCCTCAGTTGGATCAACGATGGGTAGCCATTGCCAAGACTGATCTTCAAAAAGGATTCATGGCTGCAGTACGAGCAGTAGCACAACCTACTACGTTCTAGTAGTATTGGCTTTCACCAAACCAACCACCAACCAAAGAAGTATTACCATGGCTACTAAGCCTAAAGGTAAAGGTAAGCCGAAGCCCTGCTAAGGTTTTACCATCAGAGCCTGTCTGATTAACAGGCAACTATAACTTCAAAGATATTGATGCCATCTAGTTGGCTAAAGAGTAGTTGAAACACCACTACCATCAGTATCTTTGAAGTTGTGGTGAATGCGTAGGCTGATACGCTGGGGCGCTGGTAGCTGCCGGTGAAAAAACACGGAGCGCCACCAATCGTGAGCGGTACGGCACGAAGATTTACGAAAGCCGGAGATCAGTACCGGCCACTACAACACCCCTCTTTACGCTCGTAGCTCAATTGGATAGAGCACTCGCCTTCTAAGTGAGTGGTTGGGAGTTCGAGACTCTCCGAGCGTGCCACATCAAGATAAGCATCATGGATTATTGGCAAATCATCTTAGTGTTTATCCTCCCTGCTATAGCTATCTTTGCTGTAGTAGTCTCCGTACTTCTTAATCCAAGAGAATAACCATGGCAATAATTCCACGTACACGAGTAACTCGTGAAGTCATTGATCTAAGTGGCCCTGAGGGTAATGCATACTACTTACTAGGTAGAGCACAAAACTTAAGTAAACAGTTAGAACTAGATGCTGAAACCATCTTAGAAGAAATGAAAGCAAGTGATTACGATAACCTAGTCAAAGTGTTTGATAAATACTTCGGTGAGTTTGTCGATCTGATTTTACCATAGGCGCATTCTGCGCTCTTGTGAATCCCATTATTGGAGCGTAATAGAATGTCTGCTGAAGCTAACAAAGCATTATCCAAAGCCAAGATTGCTTTGATGACACATAACAATGCTGCATTCTTTTCCAGTTTGTGTTTGAGCATGAATTACAAATGGGATAACACTTGTCCTACTGCATACACAGACTACAAGAGTATTGCTTTCAATACTCAGTTCTTCATGGAACTCAGTCCAAGTGAACGGATATTCCTATTACTCCATGAAACCATGCATGTAGCCTATATGCATAATCTTCGTGTAGGTACCAAAGACCGTAAGATATGGAACTACGCATGTGATTATGTCATCAATCTCCAGATCAAAGATGCTGGTTTTACCGTGCCTAAGATTGGTTTGATTGATGAGAAATATCGAGGCATGTCAGCAGAAGAAGTTTATGACTTGCTGATGCAGAATCCTACAAGCCAACCTTCACCATCTCAAGGTATGGATGATCTTCGTGACCCTCCAGAAGAACCTACTGAAGAAGAGATTGCTCAGATCACTCAAGAGATGCAAGACAGTATCATTCGTGCAGCTACTCAAGCACGTATGGAAGATCAAGCAGGAAGTATTCCCGGTGCTGTACAGGTGTTCCTGAACAAACTCCTGCAACCCAAATTACCTTGGCAAGTGATTCTATCTCGCTTCATGAACAAACTCACCAAGACAGATTACACATGGTCTAAACGTAATCGTAGGTACCCTGATGTGTACTTACCTGCCATGCACTCACAGACCTTGATGGACATTGCTATTGCATGGGACATGTCAGGTTCAGTCACTGATGCTGAGACTACAGTCTTTGCATCTGAAGTAGCGAGTGTCCTTAGGAACATGAAGCCAGACAAACTAACACTGGTGCAATTCGATACCAAAGTCTTTCAGGTAAACAAACTGAAGACTGTAAAGGATTTGACCTCACTCACCCTCAAAGGGAGAGGAGGAACAAACCTGCATGATCTGGTGAAGTGGACACATGACAACAGACCACAGGTCAATATTGTCTTCACTGATGGTTACTTCCATATGCCTGAAGAGAAGCTATATGGTCAAACCATCTGGATTATTCACAACAACCTTCACTTCACTGCCCCCTACGGCAAAGTGATTCATTACAAGGTGTAATCATGGATTTAAACCAAGCACTTGCAGAAATCAAAACCAAAGCCAAGAATCAACAGAAAGGTTGGATGGCTTGTACCATTGGCTACAAGGAGTACCTTGTATCCTATGATGCAGGAGTAAAGTTAATCCAAGCACTTGAGAATGTACAAGTGATTGACAAGAACTATTCCACACCTTCCAAGGTTGGGCCTGCGGATAGAGATGACTTCAAATTCATGCCCATGCATGACAACGATTACATCGCACTGCAGCTATCACAGCTTATGCAAATCAGCTTCAATGAAGCACGGGAAGCATTATATGGAACCCCAAAAAGTGAGTGAACTCATCCTTACTGAAGGACAAGAAGAAGCCATGACTAAGTTCATGGACTTCTTGCTTGATCCCTTAGAGACAATGTTTGTGTTGTCTGGGTATGCAGGTACAGGTAAATCCACATTGGTAAAGTACCTATTGGAATCTGTACCTAAGATCATGCAAACACTGATGTTGATTGATCCCAATCGCAAGAATATGGCTATTCAACTCACTGCAACCACTAACAAGGCAGCAGATGTATTGGGACAAATGGTAGGAGATGTTATACCTACCATTCATTCCTATCTTGGCTTGAGTGTGTACACAGACTACAAGACAGGAGTGACTTCCCTCAAAGATCGTACAGGCACTGAAATCTACAATACTCTGGTATTCATTGATGAAGCCAGCTTTGTGGATAGAGAACTACTGTCTTTGATCACCAAGAAGTGTGTGCAATCCAAGGTAATCTTCATTGGGGATGCAGCACAACTTGCTCCTGTGAAATCTACACACATCCCTGTATTCAATGCAGGATTCCCTACAGCACAACTCACAGAAGTGATGCGGCAAGCCAAGGGTAATCCAATCATTGAACTGGCTACCAAGTTCAGGAATACAGTTAATACAGGTGAGTTCTTCAACTTCAATCCAGATGGTATTCAAATCAGACACATGGGTAGTGCTGATTTCAAGAATGCTATTGAGACTGAGTTCCTTGATCCTACATGGTCACATAACAGATCGAAGATTCTGGCTTGGACTAACAAGAGAGTAACCCAATACAACAACCACATCTGTGAGTTGCTTGTGGGTACCTCTAACATCAATGTAGGTGACTACTGTGTATTGAATAAACATATCACCATAGGACGTAAATCCTTAGCTACTGACTCTGTGGTATATGTCACAGCAGTAGGAGAAGAAATGGATGTATATGGTGTCATAGGTAAGCATATGGGGCTAAACCGTGAGATCACAGTATTTGTACCTAACTGTTGGGCTGAGGTTAAGAAACTGATTCCCAAGTGGCGTAAGGAAGGTAACTATAATTATTGTGCTGCAGCAGATAACTGGGCTGACTTACGTGCTACCTATGCATGTACTGTCAACAAATCCCAGGGGTCTACTTATGACAAGGTGTTCATTGACCTCTCTGATATTTCACGGTGTAACAGTGGTAATCAGATTGCACGTATGCTCTATGTAGCAGTCTCCCGTGCAAGACATGAAGTGATATTCACAGGTGACTTTGTATGAACCGTTTCCCCTTGGCACCTAGAGCCAAAACCAATCTACAAACAGCAATGATGAGCTTTATCTTTGATCCTTTCATGAAGTACTGGAACAGGAGAGTAGATAAGCTCATTGAGAAACATGTACTGTTATGTTCATCAACACAGTATGGTTTTAGCTACAAGGGGGAAGATTTTACAGGCAGTGGTAAGCAGTTACTCCGTCCTCCAGTACAAAGACTGCATAAGTCATTGGCAGTAGATATGGATGCTCTTTTGCGAGAAAGGGAGACGGTAACTCTATATGAGGAACCTCTTGTGAAATCTGTGCTATGTGCATTGATGAATCTTTCCAATAACCCATGGGATTACTTCCAGATACTCCCTAAAGAACTCCACCCTGCTTGGGAACACTTCAAAGCCAAGATGCCTACAGGGTATGAGTCAGAAGTAACTGACAGCATCATCTCTGCCTTTCAAACCAAACACAAAGCAGTATTTGATGTTGTGCGTATTCGTATGGTCACTAACTTAATTCTCTGAGGAAACCATGAGACATATTCTGTTTGAGGAATCAGATTCCTATCCTATTGCTCTACTGTTCAAGGCTACTGCTCTGAACAAGAAACAGATATGGGAAAACTATGTGTTTCCTCTAGAGGGACAGGGTATACCTGCAGCCAACTGCATTGCTTTTGACCTTGAGTATAATGACAAAGGCAAAGCACCTGCAGGGTTCATCAAAGAGTACCTTGATCCATTACTGAAGGCACTTCACTCATTGGGTACCAAGTTCCTGTATGTAGCTGACACCAACTACTTCAAGGTACTGACCAAGCAAACCAAGTCAGAAGTACACCTTGGTTATGTTCTTCCCTGTGCCATCAAGGGGTATGAACACATGCAAGTGGTCTATGGTATCAGCCATCAGGTGTTGATCTTCAACCCAGAGATGAAGAACCAATTGAAGCTGAGTGTGGATACCTTGGCTTCAGCTTACAAGGGTACCTACGTTCCCTTAGGACAAGGGATCATCCATTCTGCTACATACCCTGAAACCCTCAAGGAGCTTCAGGAAGCCTTGGACAGTCTCCACCAGTACCCAAGGCTCACCGCTGACATTGAAGCCTTCTCCTTGCGCTTCTGGGAGGCTGGAATAGCTACCTGTGCATTCGCATGGGATGAGCATAATGGTATGGCTTTCGCCTGTGACTATTCATACGCAGACGATGAAGACCACGGAGTATTTATCCCAGATAGGGAAGTACGACAAATGCTCAAGCAATTCCTATTGGACTACAAGGGAACCTTGATCTGGCATAACTCTGGGTATGATGTGAAGGTCATCATCTATACCTTGTGGATGGAACATCCTCAGGACTGGAAAGGACTTCAAGAAGGTCTTCATCATATGTGCAAAGGCTGGCATGACACCATGATCATTGCCTACCTTGCCACCAATACCACTGCAGGTAATGTGCTTGGTTTGAAACCATTGGCACATGAGTTTGCAGGTAACTGGGCAGTGGAAGAAATCAAGGATGTAGGTAAGATTCCTTTACCTAAACTACGGGAATACAACCTGATAGATGCGTTGAGTACATTCTATGTATTCAACAAGTACTACAACATTATGGTGGAGGATAACCAGAAAGACTTCTACTACTCTATGGCTTTACCAAGCCAGAAGGTACTGATTCAGATTGAATTGACAGGAATGCCTATGTCATTTCAGAAGATTCAGGAAGTTGAAACCACACTGCAAACCATGAAAGATAAAGCATGTGCAGTCATTGAGTCTCACCAGTTAATCAAGGACATCAACTTCACATTGCAGAATGATGCTATGGAAGCTGCCAATGCCAAGCTGAAGACAAAGCAACATCCATTGTCCAAGTTTGCAGATGTAGTGTTCAATCCCGGTAGTTCCAAGAACATGCAGAAGCTGTTGTACTCTGTCATGGGTTTGCCTGTGATTGATTACACAGATACTAAGCAACCTGCAGTAGGTGCAGATACCTTGGAAAAGTTAGTGCATCACTGCACTGATGATACTCATAAGGAACTCCTGAAATCATTCGTGGACTATGCCAAGGTAGAAAAGATTCTAAGTACCTTCATTGCTGCAATGAAGCGTGGTTTTGTCAAAGCAGATGGAGTGATGTACTTACATGGTAGCTTCATGTTTGGAGGTACTGTATCTGGACGATTAAGCTCTAACTCTCCAAATTTACAAAATCTGCCCTCCAACTCTTCATTAGCCAAGCTAATCAAGATGTGTTTCATGGCCCCAAATGGATGGTTGTTCTGTGGTGCAGATTTTTCTTCTTTAGAAGATAAAATCAACAGCCTACTCACCAAAGACCCTAACAAGATCAAAGTGTACACATCAGGGTACGATGGTCATGCTCTACGTGCTTATGCTTACTTTGGTGATCAGATGCCTGATATCCAGAATACAGTTGAATCTATCAACTCAATTGCAGACAAGAAGCATCCACACTATCACCTACGTCAAGACAGTAAGTCTCCTACCTTTGCACTTACTTTCCAAGGTACATGGAGAACCATGGTAAAGAATCTTGGCTGGCCAGAGGAGAAAGCCAAGAAGGTAGAAGCCAATTACAACACCCTGTATCAAGTCTCAATCCAATGGGTTAAAGACAAGATTCAAGGTGCCTGTGAGAAAGGCTATGCAGAGGTTGCCTTTGGTTTGAGGATACGCACACCACTCTTGGGACAGTCAGTACTTGGTGGTGGTGCTATCCGTGAAGCAGAAGCTGAAGCCAGAACACTGGGTAATGCTATCAGTGGTCAGAGCTATGGGCTACTGAACAACAGAGCCATCAATGCTTTCATGGCTAAGGTATGGGACTCACCCTTCAAGTACGACATCTTGCCCGTAGCACTCATTCACGATGCTATCTATCTGATGGTCAAGGATGACGTTGAAGTAGTGGCTTACGTCAATGAACACTTGATCAAAGAGATGGAGTGGCAGGAGCTTCCTGAGATTCAACATGACCAAGTGAAGCTCAGTGCTGAAATTGACTTATTTTGGCCTTCGTGGGCAAACCCAATAACCATTCCCAATGGCTTAAGCAAACAGCAGATTATTGCTCTATGTGCTGAAGCCAAGAGGAAATATGAGGAGAAATGATCACATGAAACCACGACGTAAACGTAAGCCACAGATTACCTATGAATACCTATGGTGCTGTTATGCAATAGCATGGGGTATTAACGTCTACGATGAAACCAAACAACAGAGGACTGTGGTATGAACTCTAAACGTATATCCATGTCTTTCAGTGGGGATAGTCTACAGACTATTCGTTGTGCTGTGGAACTTGCCATAGAAGCAGTGCATATGCACATTGCTTCTTGTCCTAATGTAGAAGAATACGCAGAAGACATTGAAGTACTTGAGCAAGACAAACAAGTATTCAAAGACTTACTGCTACGTATTGATAAGAAACTGGAGTCAAGATGATCTCACGTAAAGAATATATGGAATCTTCTCTTGAAGCCAGACAGGATATGCATACCAAGTATTATGAGCAATTCTCTGCTTTACCTTTTTATTGGATTAAACACTATCCACACTGGCAACGTATTGTTGAGAAAGCACGTAAATCTACAGATGAACATCTCAACGATATTCCTTTGAAAGAATGGGATAATCTTATGCCTGTCCATATCCCATACAACCTAGCCAACCTAGTGCGTAGCTGTGGTGATTACATTACCGCTGCAGGTTGGGTGTGTATTGCCAAGTGTGCTGTACTCAAATATATCAGAGAGAATCCAAATGGATGACATCATCATTGATTGGCCACTGTTCCATGAACAGAAAGCAATGCTCATTGCTATGGCTGATAACACCAAACGTTCAAGACGTAGTGTAGAACTATTGGATGGCTTGATTGCTCTCATGGATACTCTTCAAGATACGCTTGAAGTACCCAAGGAACCCGTAGTCACTGAAGCCATGAACCAAGCAGGTAATGACATTGCTGCTGAACTTTTTACTGCAAGTGTAGCCAAGAGTATGAATGGCTTAGGAGGTTCACCTACCTATGAGGAATGGCTTAACAAAGAAGTAGCAAACCGTGACCTCTGTATTGCATACTCCAAGTCTGAAATTGATTCAGTAACTGCAATCTATCTGGCTATGGTGAGGGCCAAGACACTATGAAACTTGAAGAAGCACAAGCATTGAAAGTAGGTGACACTGTGAAGTGTCCTAAAGACCGAGGAGACAAAGGTTACGATGGTGTTGTTACCTTTGTAGGTGAGACAGTACAAACCCATGCTTCTGTACCTGAACCATTCATCTGGGTAACAGTACAGAAAGCTACTACCAGACACACATGGTCAAGTAATAGGTTGAGTAAATAATGTTTACATTATTGATTGCAGCCATTATTGCTTGGTCTATTCATAGGGGAATGCAATGAACGGATATATGGTTTTCTACAAAGGTAAAATATGGGAAGTACACGCAGATACTTCCTATGAAGCTACCCAGAAGGGTATGGCTCATTTTAAAACCAAGAAGATGTGGGAAGTTACTGTTGTACTTGCAGAAAAAGCAGGTGAACAGGTAACAACCATGATCACTGATTAGAGGTGTAGCATGAAATACGAGACTAGGCTCAGAGGTAATGCTTACCAATGTGAAGCCAAGTTCAGAGAACATGAAGGTCAGCAGCTTGTAGATGTTTACATCACTGACCTTCAGGGTAAACCAATTGTCTTCAAACCTACAGAACAAGAATTGAATTGGGTATTAGAGGAATGCAGCTTGGCTATGTATGCCGAGAGTAGAGGAATTGACTATTAGAGAAGCTGTCTCTCAGCTTCTCTTCTACGTGTCAGTCCCTTGAGTATCTTACCTCCTGCCTTGTTCCACTTCATGATCTGTACCTTGGCATCAAGCCAGTCACCTTGATTCACACGCTTACGTAAGGTGCTGGCTTTCAGGTTTCCCAAGCCAAGATTGAAAGCAAAGTCCAGGAGTGCAGCCAAGCGTTCTGGAGTATCAGCACCAGTACATAGGCGAGTAACACCGGGAAGGAAGCCTCTCTCAAGATGCCATGTCAGGAGAGCCTCTGCACGGGCTTTGGTGATTGGTTTATCATGTAGGGATACCTTCGTACCATCTTCATAGAAGGTAGCCCCATAACCGATTGTAGGGACTCCAGCAGGACATAGATATGGGTAGAGGTACAGACCCTCAAAGCGTCTGCATAATGCTGAAGCCAGTTTGAGTACCAATACCTTATCCATCACTTACCCCGCTTGGTAAGAGAACGATCTGCCAAGAACAAACCAAGAGCAGCACTGAATACTTCACGATGCCAGTCTGTCAGATGACCTAAGAGAGTAATCTCAAGAAGCATAGCAATCACTGCAATGGTAGCTACACCGGGACGGATAGACTGATTCCAGCCATCAATCCATGTAACTCCTGTACGAGAGCTTGTAGCTTTACTGGCTTCAATCCAAGCATCCAGTTCACCTTCTTCAATGACAGCTTGATGTTCTGTGTATACCTTCTTGATACCGAGATCACTTTGTACCTTGAGGTTCTCCAAGTTACGAGCATGAAGCTTAATTTCAGCTTCTTGCTGTAGTACCAGCATCTCTTTCTCATGCTTATGGTCTTGGTTCTTCGTAACATAAGCAGATACCTCTCCCCACATCATACGGAAGACTGAACCACCCAAGAAAGATAAGATTGCACTCATATATCACCTAAAAGAAATTGGCAGGTATCTTTGCCAGCTGTGTTTGGCTAGTCCACCATGAATGGCAAAGGTGACTGGCAGTAATCTCTATGTTGCCTGATGTTTTTGGAATAGCTAACTGCCATGGCCCCCATCCAATATTTCCTACAGCATGAGTTGCAGTGTGGGGATACGCTGTATTGAGATATGTGATAGGGACTTCTCTGGTAATTCTAGCTTGGGTAATAGAAGCAGACACCCCTGAGAACTGACAGTCTCTGGTTTTACGCATAAAACCAGACATAACTAAGTAGTCACCCTGTCGTTCAACCTTTGAGATATGAAAGTCTTCAATAACAGGAAAGAACCAATGCTCTACTTTGTTGATCCCTAACACTATAAGCATACCAAGAATAAAGGGCCAACATCTTAGAGCTATCATGGTGTGTCTGCTCACTGTTTCACAAGAGTCTTCAGATACTCCCATAACGAGGTGCTTAAGAGTATTAAGCTTGCCCATATAATCCCAGTGATGGTCTTTTCTCGTACCGACTTCCATAGTGATGCCCTCTCTGCTGCATCTTTGATGTATTGTTCATGTACTTTACGGTGTGCGGCTAAATCACCTTCAGGGAATCCACTCTCAACCTTCTTATCCAAAGAATGTAGCTGACTATGGATATGCTGAAAGTGATCCCTGAGGTGTTCAGGGATACTCTCTGGATGCTTCAAAATGTATCCCTCCTATTTCTTATGATGCAGTTATATCTACTGTGTAAGCTTTGATGGTGAGGGTGTGTGCGGAATTAACACATTGACCACTAATAACAAGATAACTGTCATTACTCATGTTCACTGTGCCAGCAACAGGTGCACCGGATGAGTTACCATAAGGTGTAGACACTGATACTGCATACCCCAATTGAGCATTTGCAGATGCAGTTGAAGTACGTATCTTACACATATTCTGAGCAGTAGCTGTGGTTGATGTGGTACCAGTCAAGAACTCTGTACCCAACAAATTATCTACAGCACCCAGACGTATACGAAGTACCTTGTTAATAGCTGCATTGGTATACGTAGTCATGACAGTAACATCAATGTCATACCCTGCACCGATCAAACCAGCAGGAAGAAGTAACCCTGCTACTCTTTGCTCAGCAACAGACACAGAGCCTAAGATAACAATATCAGCTACGTTGTTATACAGCCTCAAAGTTCCTTCAGGAATCCAACAAGCACCATCACTACGAAACCAATGCTCAAGATCAGTCATCCAAAGACGAAAGCCAGCAAATGAAATAGCACTAGGACGGTTAGCCCAAGTACATGGCGTAAGCTCAGTGACTCTCGCATTACCTACTTTACCTATAGCAGCCATGTTACCACCCCTTCAAAATAGGTTGCCAATAGGCAGCACCAGCGAAACCAGTCATGGTGATCTTAACTGCATCCAGTACTACACCAGAGATAGAAATGGTGTCATCACCTGTAAGAGTTAGGGATACAGTATTACCATTGGAATCCTTCAGAGTATGCCATCGGTTACTGTCTTTGGCTTGATACTTAACAGTTACCGCACCACCTGAAGGAACAACATCAGACAGGATAATCAACTGATGATCTGTACATTCAGTGACACTACCAGTACTTAACAATTGATCAGTAATGTCTCCTGTGTTACGTACACTACCTAATTTACTATACAAAACTTTCATATCTCACCTCATTGAAATGCCTACTGGATTACAGTAGGCAAGTAAAGTTATACAAATTTCAGGATAGCATAGCCATACTGAACACTACTTACATCTACATCAAATACCAAGGAACTGGTAGCAGAAGTAGACAGTACATCCACATTACTGGATTTCTCCACCACTGTGAAAGACTTCCCATGCAAATCTGTGGGAAGTACTACTCGGTCAATCCCGCTGACATGCCAATCCACATAGAAGTAGGTACCTGAATTAGTACGTACAGGGTAAGCACAGGTACGATTGACAGAGTTGATCAGGATGTTACGGTAGCCTGTGATCTTCCAATGCTGTCCTACATCCGGTGAATACGTTCCCTTATCAATGGTAGAGAGGTACACCTTAGAAGACGAGGTACTCAATTCCAGGGACTTTACCGTGGTATTGGTACGACGCACACTAGGATCAGCAGCATCCTCAGGCAAGTAGCCGATAGCGAAACCAACAGTATCATTCAACATGACTACACGATCAGGAGACAAACCAGTAGGTTCAATCAGACTTGGTAAGAACTTCAAACGTGCAGACCATCCAGACTCAGGTGCATCATCCTTCAGGTTGTAATCATAAGCAGTACCTTCGTGAGTTAGAGGAAGAGTCTTGGGGATGTAATACACCACATCACCAGAGACACCTGAAGTCATACGAGCAGCCTGTAAAAACATGATGTCTTGAAGATTCAGATCATTCTTCAGTACAAGGAAATCACTATGCACAGTACAGTTGCCATCAGTATCAAAGACATAAGCCATAGACACTGAAGCACAGGCATCTGCATCAGGAACCGTATAACCACCGGCACCATTGGCTTCCACCCAAGCCACGATGTCAGGCTTAGCCATCAAGTCATAGGACTCAACGAAGGTAACAGAGTGCTTGTAGTTCATGCTTCCTGTAGTAGCAGTAATCTCCTCACCATCTACAAAACATTGGATATTACGGTTCTTGAATGGAGGGTACCATTGTGCTGAAGAGGCAGCTACAGACACAGTGAAATTAGATGTATTGGTACCCCCAGACACATAAGTGAACGTACCAATAGGTGTATTACCGTTACCTGAACGAGCAGTCATGTACAAAGTGTTTACACTAGGCACTCCAACAATAACATGTTGGGTACCAGACACTGAGTAGATGGAACCAATGTCATCTACAGTCTTACCGTGTGCAGTAAGTGTAAGCAAAGTCATGGCATACCCATGACCAGCACCAACAGTTGCAATGGTACTACCGAAGCGATATGGAGCCATATCATCCGTGCAGTCCTTATGCTCTACACCATCCACAAGGTCAGCATCAAACTCAAAGACACTACAGGCAGAAATGGAAGTATCAGGCCAAGGAGTGAAAGTACGTTTGATGGTTCTACCTTCACGCACTACTTCAATGTAGCTCTTTGTGGATACACCAGTACCATTTAAAACCAGAAGTGATTTGGTAGAGATAGGAATACGATCCACGATACTTGGGGTAATGGATTCTGCACGAACCAACCGAAGTGTCTCACCATAAGGAACATACACTGTAGGAGTGTTACCCGGTTCTACCTGAAGGTCGATACAGTCATCAATTGTGGTTACTGTGGCACTGCCCTTATACAAACCAATAACCATGTGGGTTGCAGTCACAGGGGCAGTGACTACAAGAGGAAGAGTTGCAGTGCCATTGTAGGAACCAGCAACTACAGCAGAAGGACTAGCAGAGGTAAAGAAAGAAACACCCTGTCTACCTCTAGCACCACTGATAACATACTGTTCTCCTGCAGTTACAGGAATGTAATCACTACACCCCCAGTCAGTACCAGACACTATTTGACCTGTACCACTGCTAATGTACTTACCGTCTTGTATAGCAGTCAGATCAAGCAGATTGACACTGGCAGTAACTTCCTCATAACTCTTAACTTCAGGGTTATTCTCAAGGTCAGTGATACGTGCAACAGCAGCCAACAAGGCTGTATTGACAGTTTCTGGAGTATGTGGACTCACCGAACCCAATACATCATAAGCAAAGTTGTAGCGATTCATTACCCTGTCTTGAATAGCATAAGTCACACCAGTAACAAGATGAGAGGAATCACGAGAAGGCAATACTGCACCAATAACCATATTAGTTGCTGTTGCAGGGACTTCACCGTACACCAGTACCAGATATACACCAGAAGACACTTCTTCAATAACTTCTGTCATGGTACCGGGAACAAGTACTTCAGACACATTAGAGAATTGAGATACCGTAGTAGGTGTTGCGTCACTAAGCAGGTAACATCCCATAATAACTTGCTTACCAATGGAACCTGCAGGCAATGGTATCTTTACCATGGTGTTTAGACTGGCAGTACCAGAAGCATTCCAAACACCTTTGGTAGCACCAAGAGCAACCAGATAAGGGTTGGCAATAGTGACAAAACCAGCAGTACCTGAACGCATTGTAGGTAGCACAGAGTCAGCAAACACAGGTTCAGGATTTTGGTTTCTTACTGCGATAGGAGAAACCAATGAGTAAATACCCTGCAAAGAAGGGTAAGACTTCACAAAGGTGGCACTACCTAAGTGTTGGTACAAGTCCAAGAATCCTTCCGCTTCTGCAGAAGGAACACTGAAGTACTCATTAGAAGCTGTTCCTGCCATACCAAGTACTGTAGTTTCAAAGATATTACCACTAGCCAGTGCAGCATCTGCAGCACTCTCAGCGGTTGCTGCATGAATTGCTGCAGTAGCAGCTTGGACTCCAGCAGCTTCTTCAGAAACAAGGGCTGCCTCCGCAGAACTTTCTGCTGCATCCTTGTACACAAGAGTAGCTGCCTTATCCACAATAACAGCGGCGTGTACAATATCAATAGCTGCCTGTAATTCTTCAACATCTACCACAGAACCTGCAATCTCTGAAGCTGTAGCCAGAGCAGCAGTTTGAATTGCTTGAGCAGTATTCAGTACCTGCATCATACCTACTTTGGTTTCAATCAAAGCATATAGACTTCTATCAGTACCCAACTTAAGATGTCTGCCTAAATCTACATACAGCAAGTTGGCAGCAAGCGGAGTAGAGGACTGTGGTACAAAGAACTTGAAACCAATGAAATCATCTACACTTCCAGATGCTTTGGAAACATAGTAAGGTGCAGTGGTAGCAGTCAGGGTAACAGTAGCAACACCAACACCGTCAGTAGTGAAGGTAACAGGGGCAGGAACTACATACTCAGGATCAACAGTACCATCCGGGTAAGTGGCAACTACTTTAAAGGAAGTATGGGGAATGACTTCACCATCTAACCCAGTAAGTGTAAAAACTACAGTAGTCATTGACTATCTCCATACAAAAATGAATAAATTATCAGAAGCTATTATCACAGAATTGCCTAAAAATCCTATATCTTTTTCACCAACCATAGGAAATTAAGATGAAAGCAGTGTACCAAGATCACTACCTGTCAGATACTGACGTAGCTAACTTTGCCAGACAAAGCTTTGCCAAGGTAGCAGAACAGTTCACACCAGAACAAAACCATAACCTAATCAAGTTCTTAGCTAGGGGAATGGCTTCAGGTGACTGGAATAATCTCATGGAAGAGCTGCTTAATATTGAAAGTAAGGATGATGCAGAAGCTCTTGCAGTACACCTACGTAACATCCCTGAGCATTGGGTACCATTTGGACATCCCCAGATCACTCTTCGTATGCAGGCACCTATCCCTGTTAGGGTGCAAAGTTTTAAACATAAGGTGGGATTTGTTGAGTCAGAGGAGTCTCGACGATATATCTCTAGTCGTCCTGAGCTCTTCATACCTAAGCATTTCAGAGCAGCCGCAGCTTCTGTTAAGCAAGGGAGTGCTGGCCCTCATACAGAGTCTGAACAGTGGAAGACTGTCTATACAGAGCACTGTACACAAGCACTGGACACCTATGAAGCCATGATTGCTGATGGAGTATGTCCAGAGCAGGCCAGACTTATACTGCCTCAAGGATGCGAAGTGAACTGGGTATGGACAGGCTCTCTTTATGCCTATGCCAACTTCTACAACCAACGTTCTGACAGTCATGCTCAACAGGAAATCCAAGACCTTGCTGAAGCTGTGAATCAGATCATTGCACCCCTGTATCCTGTGTCTTGGAATGCCCTTACTCAAGGAGCGTATTGAGCTAGGCAAAACCACTTTCTAGGGCTAGACTAAAAAAGCAACGTACCCCTTGGGGCCATACCATTCTTGGTATGGCTCTTTTTTTAACCCTAAAAGATAGAGGCTGCTATGCCCAAAGCACACCTACCTACACAACTTCAAGAATACATCCACAAATCCAGGTATGCCCGTTGGATTGATGAAAAGAATCGTCGAGAAACTTGGCCAGAGACAGTACAACGATATGTGGATTACTTTGATAAGTTCCCACACTATCCCAAAGAAGAAGTCTACAACGCCATCCTGCATCTTGAAACCATGCCTTCCATGCGTGCATTGATGACGGCAGGGCCAGCATTAGAACGTGATCCCATGGCTGGCTACAACTGTTCGTTTATTGCTGTTGATCACGTAAGAGCCTTTGATGAAATCCTGTACATCAGTATGTGTGGTACAGGTGTTGGCTTCAGTGTAGAACGTCAGTTCATCAATAAACTACCTATTGTTGGTGCATCCATCTGTATGGATGAAGACCACAAACTTAGGGTCTCTTGCAAAGAAGAACTCACCCCAATTGATACAGTGGTACATGTCAAAGATAGTAAAGGTGGATGGTCAAGCGCATTCAAAGAAGTACTCAAACATCTCTATGAAGGCAACATCCCCAGTTGGGATGTATCGAAGGTACGCCCTAAGGGAGAGAAGCTGAAGATATTTGGTGGGAGAGCATCTGGCCCAGAACCGTTGGTAGGATTATTCAAGTTCGCTATCTCTATCTTCAAGAATGCTGTAGGACGTAAACTTACATCCATTGAGTGCCATGATCTGGTTTGTAAGATTGCAGAAATTGTAGTTGTAGGAGGAGTAAGGCGTTCTGCTTTGATTTCACTATCCAATCTATCTGATGATCGTATGCGTAGTGCAAAGTCAGGACAATGGTGGAACACTGAACCACAACGAGCATTGGCCAATAATTCTGCTGTGTACACTGAACGTCCTTCATCTGAAATCTTCCTTAAAGAATGGCTGTCCCTGATTGAATCCAAGTCAGGTGAACGTGGCATCTTCAATCGTGGTGCTGCCATACGTAAAGCCATTGAATCAGGACGTAGGGATGCTTCCTTGGTAGTAGGTGTAAATCCCTGTGCTGAAATAGCATTGAGGTCTGCAGGTCTGTGTAATCTCTCTGAAGTAGTGATTCGTAACGAAGATACTTTAGAAACGCTCAAAGAAAAGATACGCATAGCTACCATCATAGGTACCTACCAATCCTTGCTTACTGATTTCAGGTATGTACGTAGTATCTGGAAAAAGAATCAGGAAGAAGAACGGCTACTGGGTGTATCTCTCACAGGCATCATGGATCATCCTGTCTTAAGCCAAGTAACTGATGAAGCAACTTCATGGCTTATTGAGTTGAAACAGTATGCCATCGCTGTAAACAAGGAATGGGCAGAGAAGTTAGGTATCAATCAAGCAGCAGCGGTTACTACTGTTAAACCATCAGGTACGGTAAGCCAGTTGGTAGATAGTGCCAGTGGTAAACATGAGAGATACTCTCAGTACTATTTCCGTACTGTACGTGCAGATAAGAAAGACCCTCTGGCACAACTTATGCGAGCACAAGGATTCCCTGTGGAAGACTGTGTATCTAAACCAGAAAGCACAGATATCTTTGTCTTTCCTGTCAAAGCACCTGAAGGTTCTATCTTCCGTAATGATCGTACTGCTATCCAGCAACTTGAACATTACCTCATGTTCCAAACACACTGGTCAGAGCATAACGTCAGTAACACTATCTATGTCAAAGACTCTGAATGGCTTGCTGTAGGTGCTTGGGTATATGAGCATTTCAATGCTATTGCAGGAGTAAGCTTCCTGCCTTTCTCTGATCATTCCTATCGACAAGCACCCTATACAGAGTGTTCTCAAGAAGAGTATGAAACCCTCAAAGCAACCATGCCTACTTTCAACTGGGATGATCTGAGCATCTTTGAGAAAGAAGACAAGACTACCAGCGCACGCGAATTAGCCTGTGTGTCTGGTTCCTGTGACCTACTTTAACCCACCACGTCCGAGGGGCTTCCTGCCCCTCTTGGAGCCTGCTATGAAGAAATGTGAAACCATTGGATGCCAAGCATTTGTTATTGAAGGACAATGCTTATGTAACACCTGTGCACAGAAGTTGGTGAATACTCCTCAAGTACCCTTCAAAGAATTCAAAACCAAGGTACCTGAATTGTCTCCAGTATCTTTGGCACTCAAGTACCCTAAGTACTACAAATCTACCCAAGGTATGACTGAAGTGGATGTGTACGCTGTACTTAAAATCTTCGATATTCAAGACCCTTCTGGTGCTATCCACCATGCAGCCAAGAAGCTCCTCTTGAGTGGTGTACGTACAGGTGGTAAGACCAAGCAACAGGACATCACTGAAGCCAGGGATACTCTTAATCGTTGGCTTGAACTCAACAAAGAATAAGGACCGAAGTGTATGTTTACATACGACATTTTACTTGTCAGTCTGAATAGACGAGGTACAAGTAACATAACCAAATGGGTTAGAGGGCTTAAAGCAAACTCCCTAACTCAAGCCAGTGATATGGCTACAGCTATGTATCCATCACTAGGTATCACCCCTACCCAAGTAAGTATGGGTTGGCGTGTAGTGTAAGACGCCTCCGGCGTATTCATGACTTCTAAAGGTAATCCTCATGCGTTACTCAAACCAACAGAACATCTCTCTGGCTGTAGCTGTAATGCTTGCTACAGATAACTATGACAAGCAGGATAACGTCATCTCTGCTACCACTTTACTCAAGCCAATCAGACAAGTAATTCTGTCTGCACGAGTACCACAAGAACAACAAGTAGTGGATGTGTCTTCACTCATAAACTCTTCACTGGGGACTGCACTCCATGATGCTATGGAAAGTGCATGGCGTAACAACTATCAGAAAGGATTGAAAGCACTAGGTTACCCAGATGCTTTCATTGCTACTGTGAAGATCAATCCATTGACTGTGGAAGAAGGTACTCATCCTATCTACGTAGAACAACGTATGAACAAGGAAGTAGCTGGCAAGACAGTATCAGGTAAGTTTGATATTGTGATTGACGGTGAAGTACAAGACTTGAAGTCAACTAAAGTCTTCACACTGAAGAAGGGAAATAAAGACGAAGACTACATTCTGCAAGGAAGTATCTATCGTTGGCTTAACCCAGATATCATCAAGAAGGATACAGTTGCTATCAACTTCTGGCTTACAGATTGGCAAGCAAACCAAGCAAGACAAGACCCGACGTATCCACAGTCTCCTTGCCCTACCAAACGCTTTCAGTTGTTGTCTATTCCAGAGACAGATAGGTTTGTGCGTAATAAACTTGCTCAACTGGAGAAGTACTGGAATGAGCCAGAAGATCAGATTCCTCTGTGTACAGACAAAGACTTATGGCGCAGTGAGCCAGAGTTTAAGTACTACAAGAATCCAGAGAGGATGTCTCGTAGCACCAAGAACTTCGACACCATGAAAGAAGCTCGTATGCGTTTCATTGAAGATGGTTCTGTAGGGATCATCGTGGAAAGACCGGGACAAGTAACTGCTTGCAAGTACTGTTCTGCATTCGCTATCTGTAAACAAAAATATGCCCTGATTGCATCAGGTGATCTTATCCTTTGAGGATAGAACATGAAAACCTTTGCTGAAATGAAATACCATCCAGCATCAGAAAGTTTGGTGGAAGTGTTGTGTAGTAAGACACAGAACAGCAATCCACTATTCTTCCGAGTGTTGGTAGGCTACTACTTTGGTGTAGTGGCTTCATCTATGCGTGCAGTGATTGTCACCCATGATCGTGGAGACATTCCTGTGAACATCTATGCCTTGAATCTGAGTACTTCAGGATCAGGCAAAGGCTTCTCTACCAACATCATTGAGAATGAAGTTATAGGGCTGTTCAGACAGCGTTTCATGGAGGAAACCTTCCCTCAACTGGCTGAGATCAATCTTCCAAAACTCTCGCTTAAACGGGCTAACAGGAAGTCTACAGACCCCGATGAAGAATTGGTTCGTGTACAGAAAGAGTTTGATGCAGCAGGTCAATTGGCTTTCAGCTTTGATAGTGGTACCCCTGCAGCCGTTAAGCAGATGCGTCATAAGTTATTGATGGCCAATGCTGGTGCAGTCAATCTTCAGATTGATGAAATTGGCTCTAACCTTGTGGGTAACACAGATGTCCTTAGTACATTTCTGGAGTTGTATGACGTTGGCTTGATCAAACAAAAGCTGACCAAGAACACCAATGAGAATACTCGTGGTGAGGAAATTGTTGGACGTACACCTACCAACATGCTGCTCTTTGGTACTCCATCCAAGCTCTTGAATGGTAGCAAGACCGAAGAAGAACTCTACTCCATGCTAGAGACTGGGTATGCACGGAGATGTTTGTTTGGTTATAGCCGAGCAAGTAACAAGGATACCCATCTTACACCTGAACAGGTGTATGACATGCTCACCAACAAAGCCAGTAACATGGTGCTGCAGAACCTCTCTGACAAGCTGGAACAACTTGCTGATATGAGCAATGCCAATCGGCGTATTCTCATGTCCAAGGAAACCAGTCTGTTGCTGATTGAGTATCGTCTGAAGTGTGAGAAGGAAGCCAATAATCTCCCAGAGCATGAGGAGATTAAGAAAGCAGAAATCAGTCACCGATACTTCAAAGCACTGAAGCTGGCTGGTGCTTATGCATTCATCGATGATTCACCAGAGCTAACGTCAGACCATCTGTATAACGCTATCAAGCTGGCAGAAGAGTCTGGTATTGCTTTCAATCAGTTGCTTACTCGTGATCGTAACTATGTGAAGTTGGCTAAGTACATTGCCACTGTGCGTAGAGACATTACACAAGCTGATTTGGTAGAAGACTTGCCATTCTATCGTGGTGCCGCAGCACAGAAGCAGGAAATGCTTATCCTTGCTACTGCTTGGGGCTACAAGAACAACATCATCATCAAGAAGTCTTTCAGTGATGGTATTGAGTTCTTGAGGGGGGAATCCTTACAGGAAACCAATCTAGCTAAACTCACTGTGGCTTACAGTACGGACATCACTGAAGGCTACATGAATGAGTATGCTCCATGGGATAAGCTTCATATCTTAACCCAGAAAGCTGGATTGCATTGGGTAGCCCACCATCTGACTGAAGGTTACAGGAATGAAGAGAATTGCATACCGGGTTTTAATCTGGTTGTCATTGACGTTGATGGTGGTGTTAATCTTAGCACTGTGCAGTTGCTGCTCAAGAACTACAAGTACTTACTGTATACCACCAAGCGACATACAGATGCAGAGCATCGCTTCCGTCTGATCCTCCCAATCAACTACACCTTGAACCTTGATGCTAAGGAGTACAAGGAGTTGATGAACAACATCTATGCGTGGCTTCCATTCACTGTGGATACCCAAACCAACCAACGTTCACGTAAGTGGTTGTCTCACAACGGACACTATGAATACAACGAAGGTGAGGTGCTAGATGTACTTCCATTCATTCCAAAAACCAGTAAGAACGAGGAGCGTAAGATACTCCTTGAGTCTCAACAGTCTATGGATAACTTGGAGCGTTGGGTTACGAACAACATCGGGGATGGTAATCGCAATAACATGTTGCTGCGCTATGCCATGATTCTTATGGATGCTGGCTTCAGTTTTGATCAGATCAACTCTAGGGTTAAAGACCTCAACGAGAAGATTCCTGACAAGCTGGATGAAGTAGAGATAATGTCAACAATCATGGTTACTGTTGCTAAAGCCATTGCCAAGAAGTAACACAAGAGCGTCTCTCGACGCTCTTACGATTAAAACGAGGAGTCCTATGACACAGTTCAACGACAACCTACTACTCATTGTAGGCAAATCATCTCATGGTAAATCAGCATCACTCATGGGTTTGGAGAACCCAGAAGGTGTTATGTATCTTAACTGCGAATCGGGTAAAAAATTACCCTTCCCTGCCAAGTTTATGAAAGGCAGAGACGGTAAGCCGGGATTGGTAATCACTGACCCGTTACAGGTTCTGGAAGCATTTGAAGCTGCCGAATCCATGCCCCATATTCATACCATTGTGGTAGATACACTAACGTATCTGCTTGATATGTATGAATCACTCTATGTACTTAACGCCTCCAATGGGATGAAGGCATGGGGAGACTTTGCACAGTACTTCAAGAACCTCATGCAACAGTACGTAGCTAAGTCCACCAAGAATGTAGTGTTCTTGGCTCACACCTTGGAAACCATGAATGAATCAGAGATGATCATGGAAACCAAGGTACCTGTGAAGGGTTCACTGAAGAACAATGGAATTGAGTCATTCTATAGCATTGTAATCGCAGCAAAGCGTGTGCCTCTCAAAGCACTTAAAGATTACAAGAATGATCTCTTGATTATCACTCCAGCCGAAGAAGCTCTTGGCTTCAAGTATGTCTATCAAACACAGGTGACTAAGGACACTGTACATGAGAGACTACGTGGGCCAATGGGTCTGTTCACACAGCAAGAAACCTTCATTGACAACAATCTGCAACTTGTACTCAACCGGCTTCATCAATACTACGCATAAGCGTAGCACTCACAACTAAAGAGGAAACTCACATGTCTTTTCTGAAAAACCTGCAATCTGACTCCAGCATCCAAGATGAAAAAGATAA